CCGTGGCGCTGCCTTCACTATAAGGGGCCAAGTACTCAATCGACAACTTCCGACGGCCTGCCGACAGCGGCTTGGTGAGATCTTTGCCATCATTAGTGCCGAGGAATAGAACTCCAAACCTGCCGATACCAGAGATACGATCAACTCGTCTCAGGTAGTGGTAGATATTGAGATCTTTCGCAAGATCGCTCCAGGCCTTCTCGAACTCGGTCACTTCAGGGGTCTTGGACTCAAGAACGGATGGAGTTCCACGCCAGGTTGCATCAACTGGACTGGAAACGATGCGTTTGGCGATGTCTTGACGGATGAACCTTCCGAGATAATCCTCGAAAGTTATATCCTTGGGATACCCTAGTTCAGTATAGACATCACGGCTACCACCATACGACTGGCCAAGACGAGCAGCGATGCCCAGTCTTGAGGTTATGGCGCTAAGTGTGGTGAGGAATGATTTGCTTTCTTTATCTTTAGACATGGATTTTTAACCCTTTCACAAGCATTTACACCTCATAGTTACATAAAACTATTAACAAATCAACTTAAATTGTTGGTTTTGTATTATGGCCCAGGGAGATACAGGGGGAGGTTCTTGGAGGTGGGAAGAAATAAGTTCCTTTGAAAGGCACTTATTATTACTAAGGTAGCACTATTTAAGGGGTGTTGCTGTCACCCCTTAAATAAAAAAAGGGGCTGGTAACTGACTTCACACAGTTACCAGCCCCTTGATGGCGCCGCAGGACAACCCCACGGAGTCCGTCCCAATCCCTAGATCGTAAAAATAACATATTAACATAGCGTTTACTGCGTTGTCAAGTCATGGTGTTACCTCCTCGTCTGGATAAATTGGTATTCCGTCGCGTATCACTGACGCTCTTTGATGGCTTTCACAGAAAAAATGGGGTGGGCCATCAGCTTCAAAGTCTACATATCCGGTTTTAAGGTTATCCCGTCTCAAGATGTCTCTTATGGCAACCGAAGCGGGCGCACCGCAGCCCTCGCATATGTTCTCTTTTAAAGTCATCGTATCCCCATATACCACTCAACAGTCTCCACAAGCCCATCCTGGATCGAATACCCTGGATCGTAACCTAATACTTCACGAGCCTTGCTGATATCCGCCAGGGAGTGGAGAACGTCTCCAGCCCTGAAGTCTCTAAACTCTGGCATCACGCCCTCTTTGCCGATCAGCAGGCACAGCATGGTAAACAGGTCGTCGAGTCTCGTGTTACCGCCGTAGGCCACGTTATATACACTGTTCGCTGCCTCATCCGGGGCGGTTGCAGCTAAGATGTTAGCTTGGACAGCGTTTTTAATGTAGCAGAAGTCACGACTGGTTGATCCGTCGCCATTAATGAACAGATCATCTTCGTTCTTCAGCCCTTCGATCCATTTGGGGATTACTGCGGCATAGTCACCGTCTGGGTTCTGTCGCTTGCCAAAGATATTGAAATACCGCAGTCCGATTGACTTGAAGCCGTAACACCGTGCAAATACGTCTGCATACAGCTCATTTACCAACTTTGTGACTGCGTATGGTGATAGTGGGTTCCCGATGGTGTCTTCTTGCTTAGGCAGGGCCGGATGGTCGCCGTATGTGGACGATGAGGCAGCATAAACGAACCGCTTCACCCCTTCGTCCCTTGCTGCTTCCAACATATTCAAGAATCCGCTGATATTCACTCGATTCGTAACCCTTGGGTTCTCAATCGACCTTGGAACTGACCCCATAGCTGCCTGGTGGAGAACATAGTCCGGATTAGAGAGCATCGCACCTTGGCAGTCTCCGATGAAGATAATATCACCTTCGGTAAACTCGAAGTTCTGCCATTGCTCCGTGGAGACTGTGGCCTCAACTTCGTCCAGGTTATGTTGGAACCCAGTGGCGAAGTTATCCAGTCCGACAACTTTCTGATCCAAGAGAAGCAGTTCTTCGAGCAGGTTCGAGCCGATGAACCCTGCCACGCCTGTTATCAGCCATGTTTTAGGTTCTTTTCGTAGCTTTTCTTTTATTTGTTCGTATTTTGTCATTTTGGTTCCTTACGGCATTGGCTTAGTCGCACAACCTTTCTTTCCCGTAGAGATATAGCCTTCTTTGAAGTCTGGAACAGCCATCTTTGACGGAGCGGCTGAAACCTCAATCCTGGTGATATCAAACCAGTGACCTTCTTTTATATCACCTTTTTCATCCGCAGGTGGTGTGATTACAACTTGAATGCATCCGTAAAGATCAAATGAAAGTGACGTTATTATTCCTTTAAATCCAGTTACCATGTCCTCGCCTTTTCTTCCTAGCAAACCGAAATGTTTCTCCATTTTTATCTCCTTTAAATTAAAATAACTGTTTTAAGCTGCTCTAGTGCCACCGCTTTCTCATTTACTGCCTTACCGTCGAATATGTTCCTCCCTACCACACTCCCACTCGTTTCTTTCTGGTTGTTAGTTTGGCGTATGCCTTCGACACCGCATCCACCATATCGTCATTCGCTCCGTTAGGGAACATTGCTGCTTCCTGGAGGAAGTCTTCGTTCCATGCGCCTCTGACCAGCTTCACGATGCCACCTTCAGCACCTGCACCGAGCAGAGTCTCTGATTCGATGAAGTAGGTCTTGCTCTTTCTCGTCACCTCGCCTCTGAACGGGTATCCCTGTAGTACGTTCCGTAGGTAGTGACTGATTAGGCTCTTGCCGGACGATCCAGGCTCTTGCTCCATCCATATCTGTGTTCTGCGCTTCGTACTTGACGCATACACATCATCAGAGGCAGCTATTCTAGTTACTACCTTCTCAACCTCATGTGACGATTTCTGGAGCCTTGCAATATCCTCGACATAGACGACACCTGTCTCTTCATCCAGTGAGAGCTTCGCACCAACGGTATAGTCTGGACGGCCTGACTTTCTCGTTTTCTCAGTAGCGGCAAGATCCCACCATCTGATGGTCTTAAGCTTCATTCGATTCGGAATGGTGCGCACAATCTCGAACCAGTCTCGCTGCAACATGCCGCCCTCTCTCGGTGCTGGGCGTTGTTGAAGTTGGCCTGCTGCTGCGTAGCTTCCCATGGCTGCCTTGAGATCTTCAAGAGTCTTCCTCGGTACGCGCTCCGGCCAGAGGAGTTCGTTCTCTTTCTTTCGTGGATCTTGCCACGGGAGCGAAGTCTTGCAGCGGTTGTGGCTCTCGAACTCTGCGGGGAGGCGAAGATGTACCCAGTCCTTGTGGTTCTTAGCCAGGATATGTCCGGTGAGGTCTTCTTCGTGCAGTCGCTGCATGATGATTACATAAACACCAGTAGCCGGATCGTTGAGCCTGGTGCTCATCGCTTCATCCCACCACGTGATACATGTCTCCCTTACCGTCGGAGACCCTGCGTCCTTGGCAGACAGTCCGTCATCCACGCAGTTGGCGACAGCAAAAATACCTTGCCCATCGCCGACATAGAATGTGTTGTTGTCCTCTACGGTTAGACAGTATGTTGTCTTCGCAGCAGAGAGTTGGTAGATGTCCACTGGGGAGCATTTCTCAGGGAGTCTAAGCGGTGGCTTGCCACTCGCATCAGCCGGAGACAGGCAGGGGAGCATATCCCCCGGCCATAGCTCTTGAACCGCCACCATTCCTCTGGTCTGTGTCCAGATCTTATGGTCAGGGGTGCAGTCAATTGTTAAGTAGTTGTCAAAAGTGACTCGCACCAAGTCACTCCCTGGATTTCTATGCCACCCAGACAACTTCTTTAACTCTGTCTCCCCGGTAGTCTTGTTTAAAGACCACACTCTGATCGGCTCTTTCGCTACTACAATGTCTGCTATCTGGACAAAACCGTCCTCAGTATAGACTTTCGTCTCTCCGGGGAAGCATATGATCCCCGCACCGTCGCCCGTAAGCGTCCCATCCACCGAAGTAGCGATGCGATAGCCACCTTGGTTGTTCTCATACCGCTGCTTCAAGTTCTGATCTGAGGTCAAGCTGAACTGGTGGCCCCAGAACTGCTGATACATAGGTGCGTCAAGGAGCCTTCTCGATTTGACGCTATCCCTGATCGACAGGGCTGAGGAGTATGAGGCGAACAAGAAGCTCTCAGATGGATCAGTGGCCCATGTCCATGCTGGGAACGACACCGCCACGGTGAGTGACTTGCAACTCCTCGGAGGGACGTTAATAATCAACCGTTTAATCTGTCTGCTCTTACACGCCTCAAGGTGCTCACAGATAGCGTCGATATGCCAGTTGGCCTTATAGTCAGCCGGGTCGATCCACCGCCACATAGTCTTGATGAAGTACGCCAGCGATCTTTCGCACAATTCCTTCTCGATTAGCTGGGGCAGATGTTCGTTCTTCAGGAACTCTTGTATTTGTTTTTGGTTTTGCATTTATCTACTTTTCGTCTTCTACGATTGGTCTTGGGCAGCATCGTTCTAACGACTTCGCTCCCGAT